AAATTTTAAAATTTTTACAATAAGTAAAGAGAATCGCATTGGATTCCTATTAGATTTCATCTAGTAAACATCTATTTCTGTTGTTTTCTACGTATTTTTGGATTATACTAGTCTAACGCAATACAATTTATAAGCAATTGTTAATCCCGCCCCCGAAACAAGAGGTTGATAAAGACGAATTTGCATTGTTTGTTGCCCCGGGTTTACAGGAAGTGTATATGTTTTTGAAAAATAATAAGATGATGGAGTAGGTAGAACTGTACCGAATGGAATAAGTTCGTCATTTAAAGTAAAAGGTAAGCCTACAGTTGATTGTACATTAATCGGTATGTTTGTAGCGGTTATTGCGCCTGCGGTATTGTTTACAACTTCGCCAGTAATACAAATTTGCCAAACCCCGGGTTGTAGAACTAAAGAAGTACCTGTTAACAAGTTGTATGTTGTATCATTTACAATTGGTATGGCGGGCTGTCCTGACGGGGGATTTCTAAAATAAAAATATGTTTGCGCTGGGATACTCATTACAGGTGTTTATTATAGTTATTATATTTTTATTTATTCTTTATTAATTTATGGAAGTTTTACATATGACGCTGACCCAGAGCAAGTTACTGATGCACCTGATGCTGAAGAATATGTTACTACAACAGAGAATTCAACCGTACCTGATGCTTGGATATAAAGAAGAGTTTCACTTAAAGAAAACCAATATTGTTGATTTTGAACCATTTCAAAACCTCCAACAGGGCATGGAATTATTGACGATTGAACCGAAACAACGGGGGCTGGTAATGTTATATAACAGTATGCGTTTGTTACGATAACATCATCGCCCGTTGTTTGTATATGTCCAATAAAACGAATTGCATAAATACCTGTACTAATTGGTTGATTTCCTACATTTGCAACAACTCCAGAAGTTAGGGTGGTTGTAGTAATGCTGTCAACATTAGAAACGCTAGATGGGTTTAATAGCGGAATAATGGGAGCATTTTGATAGTCTGATGATGATGCTGGAGAGTAGTTTAACGAAACCGCTGATGAATATGACATTTTTGTTTATTACAATATATTATTATTTATTCTTTATTAATTTATGGAAGCCTTACAAACGATGCATTTCCGTTAAATTGGACGTTACCTCCCGAAGCGCTTTAATGAATAAACTGAGGAATAAGACATTTATTGTAATATATTATTATTTTATCTTATCTTTACATATTCAAGGTTAACACTTATTTGAGGTGCTACAGTAGAACCTGCAAATTCAGGTGTAAACCCAACATAAAAAGGATTTGTTATTGAAACATTACTATTTGTCCAAAGAGTTAGAGTAGTGTATAAAACTGTCCCGTTAGCGTAGGTTGCTGACCCGCATAGAGATTGGGCGCCTAAATTTTGCCCCAAACTATCATAAACAGCAAAAATTGACGGCGACCAAGCCGTAGTCCCATCCCTTATTGTAATTATAGATGTTACCGTAATAACCCATGAACCTCGTCCAAGAGTGAAAGGCAACTGGTATTGGGCACCGCTTCCTAATGTCGTAAGCGTACCTGTTGTAAGTCCCGAAGCACCGTCGGCTTGTTCGCCTTGATACCAATTAGTTTGTTGAGCGTAAGTATTGATTGTAGAATTAGCGTATGACATTTTTTGTTTATTATAATATTATTTTTTTTATTACTAAATTATGCGATTCGTATAAATGTTATTACACCACTTACTAGAATATTTGTACCACCATTCAAATTATACGTAGGTGTTATATTAAATGTTAATGGTGATGTATTTGTTCCGTTGTTAACAACTATAAAGAAATTAGTCGTTGCTAAGAGAGAATTTCCTACATTTGGTATAGGTGCATCTATATAAACTGATTGATTGTAATTTATCAATCCGGCATTTTGACTTATCTTGAAAGCAACATTGTTTATTGTTGTTCCAGCATACTGACTTGTTAATAAAACATTTGGACTTACTGTCCAAACTCCTTCGGATAACGTCAACAATGATGTAAGTGGAGTTCCGCTTGGAACTGCAATTTGATTAATTTCAGTCTCTGTTACAGCGCCTACAAATCTTTGTCCTTCAATCCATGATAGTCCATTACCGGTTGAGTTAAATACAGAAGAAGCAACTGACATTTATTTTATTATAAGATTTTTTATTTATGCGATTCTAATACATGTTATAGTTCCCACTAATTGCATATTTGTTCCGGCTGTAACATATGTTAAAGCAACTTCAGACACTACAGGAGAAGTGTTCGTTGTTTTATTTACGACAACAATGAATGAATTTGAAGCAAATAGATTATCACCATCATCTAATGTTTGGTTTAAATAAACGGTGGAGTTGTATACAACGGCGCCCGCAGATAAAATCAAAGTAAAAAAGACGTCGCTAATAACAGTTCCATCTTCTTGACTTGTAACTTCGCAGTCCGGTGTAATAGCCCAAACTCCTTCCGCTAAATCAAGGTCAATATTAAATATGGCTCCGCTAGCAATCGTTTGCGTTGGAATTGCAACATCAAAATTAGTTCCGACTGGATTTTGCCCTTCAACCCATGGAGATGAAGGATATGCTGAATTAATTAATGAGGAAGCAACTGACATTTTTATTTATTATAATATTATTTTTTTATTATATTACCAGAACTTTATTATTTCTAAATCTTCAATCGGAATAAAATAATGAAGTTTTTCATCGGCTGAAGTATAAGATTTGTTATAAGAGTCAAACTTCGTCTTATCATACTCAATATACGCTAAAGAGTCCGTATAGTTAAAAATAAACCTTAATTTCTTATCATTTTCAACAACCTTATTAACGGCTAAAAGAGTTGTCTCGTAACTAGTTCTTTTACATGTTCTACTCTTCAACTCGTAATTATATTCTTCGTCAAAAAAATCATGCTTTGACACCAATGACTCGTACGCTTGTATTTCTGTCTTGAAATGTTCTATTAGTTGCGGTAATACCTCGGCTTCCTTAAGTTTTCCAAAAGTATGTCTTTTTGCTGAAAATACCATTTCTTTTTTACTAATTGGGGAGATTATCTTTTTTACTAATCGTATAAAAGAGTTCTTTATATTAAAATCTAAATAAAAAAATCAAGGTTTATTAAAAGATGCAAAAAAGAGCCATTATTGAAAGATATGAACGTTTACTTTCTAGTATGTTAAGCGATTCTGACATTGTTAACTATTTAGGCGGAGAAGCGCAACATAAAATTTTGAAATATTCTGAACTGGCTAATTACAGTAATTTAGATGAATTGCTTCCTGAAGCAAAAGATTACAAAGTTATCCTTACAGAGAGCAAGAGAAATCAAGGCCATTGGTGCTGTCTTTTGAAATATCCTACGAAGGAAGGATGCGTTTATGAGTGGTTTGATTCATATAGCGGAATGCCAGACAGCGAACTAAAGTTTATTCCTGCTTCTGTTAGAAGAATGCTTGGTGAAACCAAACACCATTTAACTCGTCTTTTGAAAACGGCAAAGCCAAATGAGGCCGTTATTTACAATAAAAAGAAATTTCAGGCCTTAAACGATAACGTAGATACATGCGGAAGGTGGGTTGTTGCGAGAATATTTTTTAATCAAGTTGGTTACACTTTGAACGACTTCATAAACAAGGTTGAAGAAATTGAACAACGTACAGGAAAACCGAGCGACATTATCGTTTGCGACTGGGTTCATTAAGACGCTTCTAGTTTTACGTATTGATCTTTTATTACATTTGAAGATGTCCCCATCTTTTTTGCATCATCGTTTAATTCGTCTATTTTGTCACCGTATTTATCAGTTAAATAAATGTTACGTAGCATGGAAACGCCAATTCGTTTTCCAAAAATCTTATTCAATATCCGGGTAATTGAGTTATTTCCAGTAAAAGGCTGGCCTTCGTAGTTTGTAATTAATGGAATCAATCCATTCTTCTTTTTTAGTTCGGCTCTTAATGGACTAGCCTTGGTCAAATATTGCTGTAAAACAGACTTTAGTTCATCATTTACATCTACGATTTGAGTTTTGTAAGTCCCAGCCGTTTTATAGTTATTGAAATAAAATTTTCCACTAGTTAAGTCAAGATAGTTAAACTTTTTGTCTGCTGTTTCGCTGTTATATTTTTTAGTAACAAGACAAAGTTGGTAATCAGCATTTCGCCTAGGAGGTTGGAGACAGTAAAGAGACAAAACAAGCCAATCCAGAACAGAAATAAACTCTTTCTCTGTTAGTTTTTTCTTATCTAGCAGAGGGACAGCCTTTTCTGCCAATTCGGCATATATTTCCAAAACGTCTTTTTGACTAATCCAGTTGTCTTTTTGACTTTGAGATTTTTCATTATTTACAGCCAATTCTTTATTGAATTTCATCATGAGTTCATAGTATTTATCATAAACCTTTTTCATCTTCGGTTCTTGTTTTAAAAGACTAACAACTGAAATTAGGTAAGAACGCTGAGTATTAGGCTTATATTTTTTGATTTTTTCAAGAATTTTCTCAACGTCTTTTAAGAATGTCAGGCTTTTGATTTCACCGCCGTCATTAAGTCTTTTGATATTGTTTGTATACAATTTCAATGAAGATTCGCTTATTCCTTTTTCTTTTAGTTTCCCGAAAAAATCTGTCATTGGTTTATTTTTACAGTTAGATTATTTTTTATATTTGTCCTAAAAGAATAATATATAAAATATTATATATCTAAAAGAATAAAAATGAGTTTTGGAAGTCAATACAATTTGAATCAACGACTTACGTATTTAGAATATTTATTGAACAATTTGCCACCGTTTCCACCTACTTCAACTTTAGGCCAAGTTTTGAATGCTGGAAATATTGCTTCTAAGGAGATTGACATGAATGGGAAAGATATCGTAAACGTATCTCAGGAGTCTTTTTCAAGCGGAATAAACATTTCCGATTCTGGTGGCTCTATTCAGGGAAACAATAGTGATATTTTGACAGTCAACTATAACGCTACAAGTTTTATACCAAATCCATCATCCTCTCTAAGCATTTCCCAAGGAGGAATTTTAGCAGGTGTATCAAATCCAGCATTTGGCGATGACATCTATGACTGCGTCCTTGACCCAGAGAATAGTATTTCTATAAACTCTTATAACAATGTTACTTACGACCAAGCCAGAAGCATTTTAACAACAAGCAGTCTAAAAGTCGGTAATAATCCAAATACGGACAGCAGTACAGGAACTATTTATTGCGGGGAAATTGATACAAATAGCATAAAGGGAAAAAGTTTTTTACCTTTGAGTTTAACGTCAACTGATGTAATAACTCTAAATTCCAGCGATAATACTACTATTACTTCTGGCGCTTCTGTCGTATTAAATGCTTTTGATAATATTAACTTGAATAGTGCAACGATCGTTACTTCGGCTTCTAACCAATTAATTGTAACTGATGGTGTTACGAGCAATACTATAAACCAACTGGGTTATACTACTAGAAATTCTGTTCAAAATTCTGCGCATTATTTGAATTTTAGCGACAATTCTACGACAGGGATCGGAGCAATCCAAAAGACGGCTGGAATCAGTTGCAACCCGTCGCTGAACTCAATAACTGCCTCAGTTTTCAACGGTGCTTTAAACGGAACAGCGTCTTCATCAACAACATCAACAAAAGCAGATACGTTAGCAATATCGTCTTCAAGTAGTAACGTTGATTATAAAGTCATTTTTGGAACGGATACGGCTAGCGTTTTAACAGCATTTGACAATACCAATTTAACGTATAATCCGTCTCAACAATTGTTGGGTATTAATTGGCCGTCAGGATTAAATAGGGCTTATCTCAGTAACAACAATATGAGAGTCGGCAGTTCAGTTGGGACGGTTGGAACAACTGAAAGTTTTTGTAATCTGTATGCAGGTGGTGGTTCATTTGAAAGTTACACCTTAAATACGGATTACGGGAGTCCGATTCTTGATATAGTCAATAAAAATTCAACGAGTACAATAAACCAAGGGGTTCCTGCTATTACTCTAAAGAAAAATGGACGAGCACCGTTGCTAAATGACAAAGTCGGGCAAATATTTTTCGCTAGTAATAATGGTGTCGGAAATGGTGTTATTGATATCGCAAACATTACGGGAGTTGTTTCAAATAATGTCATTCCTATAAGCGGTCAAATTGATTTCAATGCTAATAATTCCGCTTCACCTGTTATTATGTTCAGAATGGACGGCAATTTGCTCAAAAATACGTCATTTAGACCGTTGGACATGAATAACCAAACGATATCAAACGCTTCAACCATAACGGCGACAAGTTTTTCGGGGCAATATACCCTAGGAACTGCTTCAGGAAATAGCGAATTCAATCTTGTTTTATCGTCTGCGTCATCAGGCGCTCAATCATTGAAAGGATCGCCTTCTGACCTAACTTATAATCCATCAACCCAAATTCTAACAGTCAAGAATATGAACGTTTCGGGTAACGAAAACCAGACTGGAATCATCACCACCAACGTCTTAAAGACAGATATTATGCTTCAACAAGTTTCTTATTTTTCAACCCAGACTTTAACGATTGCAACGGTTGCCGATTTAAAGGCTTACGGTACATTCTTTATGAGTCAATTTGACAGTGGAAGTATAATTGCAAACAGCATTATAACAATAAATTTGCCTACTCTTCCGACTGATGGTAGTTTAGACGGTTATACTTTTCAGTTGAGAAAGTTACGAGGAGGCGTTAATCAAACTTCTACCAATTGGACGGTCAACAGTACTGGGGGGGCTTTTTTGATTCCAAACGGTAACAGTTTGAATGTTGGTTCGGGAGGGACGAATTCAACCAGCAATTTAAATTCTTTCACCCAACGGTATACCATCATTACGTATTTAAATGTTGGTTACTATATTGGGTGCGCAACTTAAATTTTATATTTTAAAACAATAAACAAATGTTATCTGAAGTCTTTTGGAGTTTTTTCCTTACTTCTATAATTGGTTGTATCATGGGAATGTTACGAATGTTATATAAATCAAAATGTAGATCTTTGGAATGTTTTGGAATGAAAATTGAAAGAGACGTTCAAATGGAAGAAAAAATAGACGAATTGGAAATGCAACGTTCAAATGCTTTGGGAAATAATAATTTAGGTTCTAATAAATGAAATTGAATAGAAATGAATAGAAATGAATAGAAATGAATGGAATAGAATTGATTTACTGGATTTTATAAGTTTATAAACTAGGTAATTGGGATTTGTATTGTAATCTGAGCCATTAAATTTGTCCTTCTGGCATCTATTATGTTCCGTTGATGCAAATTGTCAAATTGTATTGGGTTGTATATCAAACATCTGTATTTTGTTCGTATTCCTTCAATTCTTCGTCTTTCTATAACTTTTGCATTTTCCTCGTCCCAAAGAATCAAATCTTTATACTTTCTGTTACTGGTTGTATTTTCTTCGCTCAGAGATGTATTGTAATGCTTTTTTAAGAGTAAGTCAATGCAGTAAATTCTATTTTGTATATCTCTTCGCTGACCAAACCAACGGCTTATAAAAAGTTCCCCAAAAATGTCTTTTATATACTTGGGTTTTACATTTTTTATAGTACATAATCTTAAAAAATTCCAGTCGTAACTAAACTTGTTCAAAAGTAAAGCAAGATGCGTTGTATTTGTTATTTTGTCTTTTATTACCTTGCATATATTTCCGTACTTCCAAACGAGAATATCAGTCTTTTTTTCTTCAGATACATATTCCATGATGACGCCAATTGTATCATCTGGTAAATTTGCCCAGTTGACAGATTTTTTCGTTTCAATCGCCTCGTCCGCTTTCTCCTCTTCGTCTTCGTCTTCTTCATCTGTTTCATCTTCGTCTTCGTCATCGGTTTCAGAATCCTCTTCGTCATCAGTTTCCTCTTCGTCATCGGTTTCAATTTCGTCATCGGTTTCAATTTCTGGTTCGTCGTCAATTATGATACACTTATTCAGTAAAAGCATACTTGTATGAATTTTCGTTTTTAGGTGATGGCTTAAGTTCGTCTTGGAGATGATTCTTCCGCAGTCGCATGTAATTTTGACGTATCTAGACATTTTAGATTTTGGTTTTTGGGGTTGTTATTTGTTATACTTACCTATGGAGATATTTCTTTAAGTTCTTTTTTTATTTACTTATTTTTTTTCTTGGGAATTTCTCTTGGCTATGTAAAAAAGACGAGGGACACCGGACACCCTCAGACACCCTTTTTTAAACGGATACCTACCCCCCCCAGTAAATTCCTATATACCTTTTAAA